TGCCTAATTGTTGGCGTAGAACAAGATGATGGATATACTGAGCCGCTTCAAAGTCTCCATTTTCGCCAAAGTCCCAGAAGCAGGTTATTTGACCGCTGCCAGACACCAAACCGCTGACTTGATTGACAAATTCTTCGCCCAACACAGTTGCATCAAGTGCCACGCGCTGAGTGCTTAGTTCGTAGGCGGTGACTTCGCCTAAGGTGCGGAATCCTCCGCTGGTAAGCGTTGCAGAAATGGCGTAACTGCCGCTGGGTGTTGCAAGGATTACGGCATCAGCCACATCACCTTTTAGCGCCTCGCCCCAGGTCTTAAAAAGACGAATGCCACCAGCTGCGTCCACGTTGACGTACCAAGCGCCAGTGCTCGTTACGCCTGGTGGTGTAAAGCCTGAGGCGTCTACAAAATCAAGGTTGCCGCCGCCTGTACGCGTGATCTGCAGGTAGTCACCAGTGATAAAAGTATCGTTTGGAAAATCAAAACTGAAACGTTTTTGCGCGACGTTTACATCGGCAGGATCCAGCGTGGAGTTGTAGCTGCTTGCCCCAGTGCGTTGGATTGAGACAAGCCCCGCATTGCCGAGATAAACAGCCATTACGCAGAACCTAAGGTCGCGGTGGTAAGACCGCCGTTAACTTGGAATGTCAGATTGACGCTTACTAGGTCGCCAGTTGTAACGGCAATATCGGCTTGCGTAAACAGCACAGCAGCTTCAATGATCCGGCTATCTGCAAGTTTTAGCCGTAACGTTTGTGTTGCTGTTGGTGTTGTGGCTGTAGTGCGGATGATGTTTTGCAGCATGGACGCCATCTCCAGAGCGCCAGCATCGTTTTCGTAGTAAAGGGCGGTGCAGCTGCCTGTGTAGTTTTGGCGCCCGTAGACGAATTTTTGTGCTGTGTCGCCTGTGGTGGTGACGTTCAGGGTTTCAACGCTGGCGTTAATGCTCCAGTCCCGGACCTTGGCGACTTGCGTGCCGCCCACAAACAGGGAACCGTTGGCGCCTGTGTAGTAAGTGGCCATTACGCGGTAACCCCCAAGAGTTCAACGGAAACGGATTGGTAACCAGGTGGACCGTAAGTGACCTGGGGAGGACCAGCGTAACGCCAGGCGTTCGTTGCCTCGTTGGTGTAATTGTAGCTAGCCATGCCAGCGAAGACCTCGGCAGGTAGCGCGAAGGTGCCGTAGGTGGTGCCGTTAGCGGCGTAGTGATCGGTAATTGACTTGCCCACAACCTCTGTCACATTGTTAAACACAAGACTGAGCTGTTGACCGACAGTGCGCGTGCCATGCACAAAACGAATTTCTACGCCGTCCAACGCTTGATAGACAGTTTGCGGCCTACTGCCTGGTGTCCATACCCTGGAAGAGGGCCTTACGGAAGGGAATGTCGTCATACCTCTACATCAAAACTGCCGCTAAGGACACTGGCTGAAATAATGCTAACCCCTGCTCCATCCAAGGGGAAATACGTTGCATGGATTGTGGTTATGCCGGTGGTGGTATCCATTTCAAGACTTTCGACTAAGTAGTGGTTTGTCTCTATACGATTTGTCCCGCTACTGTCTTCGCGCTTTATTGAGACAGCGATGAGATCTAGCGGTTTGTAACCTTCAATCAAATCGTTCGGATTTTGCGTTGTCTGGAAACTAATTCTGTGCGTTGAGTACCTGCGGGTGGCCAGTAGATACTTAGCGTACAAAATAGCGTGGTCATCGTTTGTACAGAACTCAGTTAAATCATAAGTCTCCTCCGGAGATATTTTGGCATAATCCGTGTAGCGAACTTTTGCTGTGGTGGGCACTTCAACGTAGAAACGGCTTGTGCGCTTGTAGATGACCACAACTCGGACAGGAAGTCTGTCTGCGGTAGATGTATAAGTTTTGCTGTACGAGCCAGCGATTATGGTTCCCTCTGTTGAATTGGCGCTAACGCTTAAGTCTGTAAATGTAGTTACAGGGGTGAGTGCTGCAGAACTGATTTGGCCTGAGTCAGTAAGTGGCAGTAACGGACGCAGCCTAAAGATACCGTTAAACACAAAAAACTTACACAAGAACATAGGCGCTATCTCTTGCGTCCATGATGTAAAGTTAACTGAGTCGCTGATTACGCCATCGTAATTCAGTTTGTATATATCGTGGAAAAGAGCCGCTGTCGCAATATCGGAATACAGCATTGCTTGGTAGTTAATTGCCTGCAAATATCTACCGCTGTTTTGGATGTAGTACAGCATTAAATCGCCTATGCGATTGCTGGAAGCAGAGCTAAAAGTAAAACCGCCTGGATTGGAGATCGAGGGGTTAACAAAACGCCACTGCTCGACAGCAATACCGTTAGATACGAAGATAAACAGCTGCTTTATTTCTGCCGGAGGACTGTAAAATCTATCGACATCGTACAGGTTTCCTTGGATGCTCAATAGTGTCATATCCACATAACTTGCTTTTCTGTCAACGCTGGTGGGGAAATTATTTTCCTGTTCTACCTCAAACAGAATAGAGGCGGGTACATTGTCATTGAGACTGGCGATTGCGGTGATTCTTAAAGAATATGTGTACGATCCAGTGGGAGGATTGTCGACAAATGAGGTTGGGGTAACGTCATCTGATGGCGTAGTGAACGTGCCAACGGTCGTGGAGGTACCGGTGTTGTTGTCAAGTCTGTCTACTGTTATTGTAAATTCCGTAAAATTAGGAGGTAAAAAGTACGAACGGGGTCTTTCTGGTATGGCTTGTATTGTTACCTTTGTGGCGTACTGATCAACAGTCTGAAATCGGATGCTGGTTTCTTTTACAATGGCCGCAGAGTTTACATCTGGAACAAGTGCATCGACAAGAAACTTGAATTTGTTATGAACGCAACCTGTCGCAAAACCAGCAATGGGACAAACAGTATCATTCGAAGTGTAGTGGCCTGTTAGCGTTAAAGATGTAGTGGCGTATTCTTCTACGCTCAACAGATTATTCTTTCCCAAGAAGTAATCTTTTTTGGACGGAGGCAGGGTTACGGAACCGCTGCTGACCAGGTAAATGAACGTCTGGTCAAAGTTTTCCGAGGCTGTGTCAATCAAGACTGGAGCAACCCAGGCTCCGCCGTTGCCGTCAGATCTTTTGCAGAAAACAAGCGGAATAACGTCACCTGTTTCGGCATATTCTTGCGTCTTATCTAACTTTGCGTATGCGTTAAGGTTTAGTGCTTTGCGCTCGTTTTTGCGCCTTTGTGTGGATACGGCTTCCGTGGGGCGTTGGGCGCCTTGGTTCGCAATCCGCCGATGCCTCGGTGTGAACAGGCGCATTGAATACTGGCGATTTACCCTGCTCATGGTCAGTTCCTAGTGGAGAGAGGACCGAGAATAGTCCAAGGAATACGGCGCCAAGGTAGGTCGGCGTTTACACTATTGTCGTATTGCCCCACGCGAATAGTGATAGTCGAGAAGTCTGCTTCCGCATCAATAATGTTGCCTACAGACACCGCATACACCAAGTCAACATCTAGGACAGGTGTATCTATGTTGTTCTCTAGCAGTTGTGTAAATAATATGACCTCGTAGCGACCGAGAATTGCAGTGTCCAAGAAGTCGTAAATCGCGCCAGTGGCTGCAAAGGTAACGTCAAAACTATTGATCGCAGAGTTAGAGTCGGAAATAACAGAGGATACAGTAAAAGGTCTGTACTCAGCGTCCTCGTCCAAGTACGGTATTGTGTTCGGGGAGTAATTTTGGTACGCCGCTATAGCGGGGGTTGGCGGTGTGTACGTTTCCGGGTAGAAGAAAAGTACAGAGTAAATACCTCTTACAGTCATCAGCCGAGCCCCACCCCACGGCGTGTGCTACCGCTGGCACCTAAGGCTTCTAAGGCCATTTGGGCGCCACGGCGGCTAGCGTTCTCCATTCCTGCTACGAAGTCACTTTGACTGACGTAGGTTTTGCCATCCATGTTGATGACCGGACCTGTCGTCACGTTAATCATAGGATTGATGCTTGCGGGGTCCTTACCCTTAGGCGGTGTGATGGTTGTACGACGATACGTGCTTCCGCGTGTTGCAGCACTGCCGCCAGAGTATCTACCCGCTGTCCCCATGAGATCCGTTGTTTCAGACTGACTAAATCCGACAGAATCTGATGGTGACATGTCTGTTTGCTGCCCTGAGGCGTAACGCCCCATCGCAGAACTCAGCCTCGTTCCGGTCGTGCCGTCTTCGGATTCAGCGAAAAGGCGCTCTTGGTACAGTTTTGCTTGATGTGCAGCTCTAGTGGCAGCGTTTGCGTAAGGGCCGATTCCCTGTTGCCGCATTTCTTCATCTGTGTAAGTAGCTACCTGCGTGCTTGTGCGACCTAACGTGTTAATTTCAGCCTGTACATCTTCCAGTGTGCGGATATTATTGGCGGCCTGGGCTACAGCGCCAGCTGCATTTTGCATATTCACTGCGTACTGCCCAGCTGCATTCGCCGCTGACTGAGTTTCTTGAGTAAGGATATTTGTTTGGAATGCTGCTAGGGCTGCTTGTTTTTGTCCATCAAATACAGCCTTTGCCGCACGTTCCTGCTGCACAGCAACCTCAGCAGCCGTTCCAGCTTGAATTTCAGCAAGATCAATAGCATCACGCATTGCCTCCAACGCCTTGTAATGCTCTTCCACGACAGTGCCTTCAGCCTTGGCAAGTAGTACAGCCGCTTCTACAGCTTTAAACTTTTGTTCAGCTATCTGTACGGCGAGTAATGCCTTTTGAACTTCGGCTTTGATATTTGCCTGTGCAGCTGTGTATTCAAGCTCTGCCTGTCTAACCGTCAAGTTATAGATATCTTTTGCCGCTGCAATGCGCTGCTCTTGAGTCTTAGCTTCGTCTAGCCTGCGATTTGCCTGCTCAAGCAAGACGTTGTTGATCTGTTTTTCGGCATCCAGATACGCCAGTGCAATACTGGTTTGTTGATCCCTCGCCGCAGCTGCAATTTTTGCGGATTGATCAATCGCCGCAGTTGAATCTTGGATTGCCTTTGTGACCTGCTGCTGTTGCTCTTTCAATTGCTTTGCCGCCTCTTTCGCATCGTCAATGGGAGCGGGCAGGCTTGAATACTTTTGAACCGCCTCTGCCGCCGATTGATTCGCCTTGTTTTGTTCTTCTTTAAATGCACCAACCTTATCTGTTGTTAGCCCCAAGAAATTTGCTAGGCGTCCAACCTGTTCCGCTATAAATTGAAATACCGGATTTTGAGATAACTCCTTGAATTTGCCAATGACAAAGGCGAGCACATTTGATAGTTTGCCGACCACGCCAATAACAATTTCAAAGCCTTTAATGAGTATGTTTTGTATGGCAACACGGATCGCGTCAAAATTCACATCAGCAAACGCCTTCTTTAATGCCGTAATGACAGGTTCTAATGCTGCTTGGACTTGCGGAAAAACAGTCGCTCCTAGATACCCCCACCAATCAGCCAGCGTTTGCCCAGCCTTGGCAAGCACGTCAGCACCTGCGACAACAACCGGACCAAATACCTGGCCCAACGCATTCAAAAGCTGATCGCTAACAGCCCTTAAGTCGTTAAACGATTTTTGTTGTTGCGTTAGCTTGCCATTTAGCTGCCCAGAGGCATTAGCAGCGCCAGCCAATGCGTCATACAAAACCTGACTGGTAATCTTGCCGTCTTGAGCCATTTGTGTTAGCTCGCCACGGCTTTTGCCTGTTGTTTGCGCAATCGCATCAAGCAACTGGGGCATCCTTTCGGCAACGATGACGAATTCATCGCCATTCAATTTGCCCTTACCTAATGCCTGGCTTAGCTGGAAAAATGCTCCGGCAGCCTCTTCGCCTGCTAATCCTGATTGCAGTGCAATGGCATTGAAGCCTTGATAGATCTGCCCAGTTTCCTGCAAACCAAAACCAACGCCTTTCAGCCGTGCATAAACATCAGCAAGCGCCTTGGTTGATTCTGTTTGAGTAGTGCCGAATTTTTGCGCTGAATTAGCAGCAAGAGCCAAAGCCGCTTCGTATTCTTCTGTACCGGAAACAATGTTTTTTAAGCGTTGCTCGGCACCAGCTCTTTCAAATGCAGTGGTCAGGCTTTTTTGGAAAACGGTTACCGCCGTGGTTACAGCAAGCAGTGGTCCTAATGCTGCTTGTATTGCCGCACCTAAGCCTTGAGCGCCAACAGCTGCCGCCTTGAGGCCTTTATTTAATCCATCAGTGGCTTGATCAAGCGCCTTGACCTGCCCAATGCCCTGCTTGGCGTCAACATTGATCGCAACATTGGCGACGACAGCCACAGCACTAAGCCAATCCTGTGGTCAGTCTACCGCCGTCGCGCTTTCTTCATCTCTTTTTCTTGCTCTTGATATTCGTACTGATAAATCAACCCCCAAAGATACAGTTCCTCGTGGGTCATGCGTTCCGCGAGTTCGACCAAGGTGTAACCGAGATCCCTGGCAAGGCGAGCCATTAACAGCAGCTCATGATCTCGCCCAATCTCGCGGGTTAGTTTTTTGCTTCATCCTCGGTTACGTCAGAGTCGTTGGTGATTACTGCCAGCATCAGCGTTTGTAGGTCGGCGTCGCGTACCTCGTTTTTAAGCTCAGCGATCTCACCGGCACGGAACAAGGCTTCGCCATTTTCATCCTTGGCTTTCTGCACAAGCAGCTGCATCGCAAACGCAGTCGCCTCATCGCTGCCAGCGTTTTTCTGTGCGCGTTCACGCTCTGCCATCGTCAGCGGCGTGCAGTAAAACTCAAACTCATCACCGTTGGACAGCTTGACGCACTTTTTAATCGGCGTCAGGTTGGCAGCCTTCTTAAGACGATCAAGCGCACGCAGCGACTGAGCAGGCATAAAAACCAGTTGATTGTTATCACTTTAGACGCAAAAAAGCCCCCGGTGCAACCCAGGGGCGGTTTCGTGTTGCTCAGTGATCAGCTCTTGCTGAAGTCAAAGGTGGGAGTGCCTGCCGGACGGAAGGCGATCTCTACCGACTGTGCATCGTCAGGGTTGACGGTCAGGCTGGCGGAAGTCAGCACCGCGTCAAACTCAACACTACGGCTCAGGGCTGCACTGGGGCTGCCACCACTCAAGACGCGATCAATGTAGAGCTTGAAGGATGCACCAGTCTGTTGACGTTGAATCACGTCTTGCACCATGCGGTTGGCGAGGTTGCTGTCATCATCAGTTGTGTAGACGGTGGCAGAACCTTCACCATCAGCAAAGCCGGTGATGTAGCGACGGAACGGTGCGTATTGACCAAGCGATTGGCCAATGGTGGTCACATCGATTTCTTCACGAGTGATTTCAAAGGACCATTCGCGCACATCACCCACAGCGGCATAAGCTGCGTATTCAACCTGGAAGGCGTTAGGTGTAACAGCGGTGCCATCATCAGTGATGGCAATGGTTGAGCCACCAGCGGTAGCCGAAACCTGCAGCACACCAGTGGCAGCTGTGTAGCCAATGACGTAATAAGTTGTCGCAGCTGTGATGCCAGCAGGCAGGGTGCCGGTGCCAGCACCACCAGTTTCGGTGTTGATGACACTAAAAACCACAGGATCGCCAACCTTGAAATTCAGGTAGGTAGCAACTGTGATTTCATCATCAGCAACATCAACGGCGGCTTCGCC